CTGCTAAGCGGACAGTGTTGGACATGATGGGTAGTTCCTTTCGACGGGTTGAGCGGGTCAGAACAGCGGGGTGGCTTCGGAGCGGGAGTGCTTCGGAGCCTCGGGCGGGCAATCGACCTTGTGGAGCTTGAAGACGACGAACCCCGGCTTGGGCTGCTCTCCCCCAGCGAGGAAGTAGCCGCCCGAGTAGCGAGTCCCGATCTTGCGGGCGGCGATGTTGCCGGTGCGGTCGGGGACGGGGTTGACGGCCACGGGGAACGTCGCGCGGGGCGTGATCATCTCGACGAAGCGGAGCGTGGCTTGGCAGCGGCGGCAGATCGTCGGGCCGGGGGTGGGGGTCATAGCCGAACCTCGATGCTGTCGGCGCGGACGGGAGCACCGAACGCGACGACGGCGTACACGTCGTAACTGCCGATGCTGTCGGTCGTCTCACCTAGGCACTCGAACGAGTACCGAGCCGACTCCAGCGACGGATGGAGTTCCCCGTCCCAATCGAGCGCGCCCGTGTTGCGGTCGACGATGACGTAGCCCTTGATGGTCGGCTTCATGGCAGGAGGACCTCGATCCGGTCGGTCGCGTCGAGGGGGAGGAGGTCCCCGTCGCACAGCAGGAGCTTGAGACCGGTGAACGGCTCGCCGGGGTGGTCGAGCATGAGGTATCCCTCGAACTCCAGCGGGTAGGGGTCGCCCTCCTCGAAGACCGTCACCCGGTGCAGCAGGCCATGGTTCGGGGGCTTCATGGCAGCCGCCTGTCGATGGCCTCGACCCAACCCACGGCGACGGCCGCGACCTGGATCAGCTCAGCCCGGAGCAGGGCCGGGTCCTCCTCGGCCAGCGCCTCCGCGATCTCTTCGAGCGCGATGTCGGACCATGTGCCGTTGCCCATCTTGAAGCGGTACTCGCAGCGATTGCGGAAACTGCTGACGGCGACGCTGGCCGCCTTGTCGGCCCAGACCAGCAGCGGCCCGGTGCCGTCCGGGTGGTTCTGCTGGCCCCACTTGGCTTCCTGCGCGCGGCGTTCATCCATGACCTCGAGGAGGACGCCTGCGACCTTGCCCTGATCGATGAGGGTCATGACCCCACCGGACGGAACGTGAGGCACGTGCAGGAGGTCTCGGTGCCATCCTCGGGGTCCTCGTATTCGTAGCAGCACTCCCCCGTGTCCACGTCGTGCAGCGCCCACGGGTGACCGCAGGTGCACAGCGAGAGGTACTCGCCGCACTCGCAGGCGTCCCCGTTCTCGTCGACGTCCTGGCAGACCCCGAGCGAGTCGTGATTGCCGAAGGGGTGACCGCAGTCCTCGCAGGCGGGGAACTCGACTTCCGGTTTCTCGCCCTCTTGAGAGCTGTCCAGCAGGTCGGGAAGCGTGACGATCTCGGGGTCGGTGACTCCGGTCTCCATCGTCGACCGAACAAGCTGGGCAGCGGCGATGGAGAGCTGGGCCTCAAAGCCGACCATGTCGCAGTCAGGGCAGGGCCTCGCGCCGAACGGGGGCCGCTTGGGCTGCCGCTCACCCCGAGCCGGGATGGACTGGCCGCAGAGGGCGACCAGGGCGCCGGAGCAGGCGACGTGCCACACGCGGCCTTTGGGGAGTCGGAACCAGAGCAGGTGGCTAGCCATGGTCGGCCCCCGTCCGGAAGCGCTGACCGGAGAGCATGCCCACCACGTCAGTCAGGGCGAGGAGCTCCTCAGACCGCCCGGTGCTGCTGGCCATCAGGCCAACGTTCGCGCCGCCAATCGCGACGACCCTCGGGGACGACCCCGCCTCGATCTGGCGGATCGCCTCCAAGTAGCAGGCGCGGTAGGTGTCGAGCATCCGCCAGAGCGCGGTGTTCTCGCCCGCCTTCTCCAGCACCGGCGCTATCAGTTCCAGCCGCTCGCGCATCGTCGAGATCGCGACGTCGGCCGAGAGGTAGTTGATCTCAGGCATGGTCGGCCACCTCCAGCGAGGCGGCAGCCTGGAGGATGATCTCCCGGCAGTCGTCGCAGGCCATCGCCGGCACGTCCACATCGCCCACGAGGTAGGCGCTCTGCTCGGCCATCTGGCCGCAGAGGGTCAGCGTGTCGCCGTCGACGATGGCGTGCGCGTCACCGAGCGACCGGGGACGCTTCCACTCGACGCGGGCCATCACTCCACCACCAGGGCGTCGAAGTCGATCCCAGCGGCCCGCATGGGCGCCGTCAGGATGGAGAACTGCTCAGGGGTGAGGCGGTCACGCAGGACGAGTGCAGTCGCTGCGCCCCACGCTGCGCCCCACGCTGCGTCCCACGCTGCGCCCCGCGCTGCGCCCCACGCTGCGCCCCGCGCTGCGCCCCGCGCTGCGCCCCGCGCTGCGTCCCACGCTGCGCCCCACGCTGCGTCCCACGCTGCGCCCCACGCTGCGCCCCACGCTGCGCCCCACGCTGCGCCCCACTGCTCACGGCTCAACGAGGGCAGCAGCGCCAGGAAGGCGGCGACCTGACGCCCGTTCGGGCCGAACGCCCGCCACGCCTCAAGCTCGGCGACGACACGGAATGCAGCCCCGCGACGCTTGTTCGGGTACGGGGTATCGACGACGACCTCGCCGACGGCCTCGACTTCCAGCAGGCGGCACGGCCACGAGAAGCCGGTGCAGTCGGACTCGACCGACGCCACCGAGAGGTAGCTGCTGGCGTCGACGTGCTCGCTGAGGTACTTCGCCGGGTGAGGGTGCTCGACCAGCCATCCGCCCTCGGGGATAACGCCATCCTCGGGCAGCCAGCGGAACGTCGAGTCATGGAAGCTCGTGCCGTTGGGACGGCATGCCTTGTAGTAGGTAGTCACCGGTATGCACCTTTCAGAATCAGAGAGATGAGTGCCGAAGTCACTCCGTATTCGCGCGCCATGAGGGTCTGCTCGCCACGGGCGCCGGTGCTCCTCGCGCGCACTTCCTGAACCTGAGCGTCAGTGAGCTTGGAGCGTTGACATTGCGCCCATCTAGCCAGAACCGCCCGCGGCCCACGGAGAACACGGACAGCCTTGAAGTAGGTGGCCATCACTCGCCGCCCTTCAAGCCAAGCTCGGCTTCGAGCTGCTCGCGGTCACGGAGGCGGTTGAGCCGGGACTGCAGCTTGCGCAGGTCCTCGGTACCCAGGTCGGCGAGCACGGCCACCGGATGGGCGACGATCAGGCCCGACCACCACAGCACCTCCTCGGGGTCGACAGGCGCACCAAGGAGCCGAGCGAAGTCCTCCTCGATCGCGGCCAGTTGTCCGCGCCTCAGGTTGGCCTTGACGCCGTTGACGACAGATGCACCGGTGGAGGAGATCGGCAGACGTTGCTCCGACCCGACCTCCTCCACCGGGCTTGACGTCACCGCGGCGCCCCCCGGCGCGGCAGTGACATCCTCAACCGCCGGCGCGGGGGACGCGCTCTGGCGGGAGACTTCGGGCAGCAGCGACTCAGCGTCGACGCCGTCCCGTGTGATCGCGGTGTACCAAGCGCCGAGGTCGACAACCTGCGCGCCGCCCCACTGGTCACGACGAGCACCCAGCTTGACCTCGAGGCGCTCGACGCTGATGCCGATCGAGGCGAACGAGGCGACTGCCATCTCAATCCGCTGCTCGACGGACAGTGGGACGGGCCGGGTGGGTGCATCGGCGAGCGGCTCGACGTGCCAAGGCTTCTTCCGCCCAACCCCGTTCGCACGGATCATCAGCGTGCGGGGCTTGTCGATGTGTGACAGGTGGCTGATGCGGATTCCACCCACCTTGTCCGGGCCGAACATCACGTTCGGGTCGCAGTAAAGGGTGAGTGAGCGTCCCGCCCACTGCTTGCCGTCAGTGCCCCAGCAGGCGGCGAGGACGTCAAGCATTCCCTTGCTCGGTCGCCAGACTCGGGGGAAGTCGGCCAGCCGAATCTCGGCCACGGTCTTGCCGTCGCGGGTGCCGAGCTTGGAGCCGGTGTCGATGGTGAAGGTTCGCGGGTTTACCAGCTCCACCGCGTCCAGTTGGTCGCTCGCCGGGGCGAGCGCGTCGGTGATGTCCATGTCAGAACTCGATCCCTATGTCGTAGGCGATTCGTTCGGTGGTCGGCAGCCCTTCGACTGCCGTGAGGTAGGCGGCGGTCATCTCGGCGGCGTTGGCCTCGAAGGCTTGGACGGCGGAGATGATCGCTGCGTGCCAAGCGGGGTCCGGGTAGACGCGCTTCCTCCACATCGGGAGCCCGCCGCAGTAGCTCAGGTAGTCGCACCACTCGCGGCCGGTGACGAGCAGCCCGCACTGAATCTGGGCCATGTTCTCGGCGGGCACCTGGTCGGCGAGGATCGTGGCGATGTGCTTCTTGGCTCGCCGCGACTTGTTCTCGATCAGCCCGTCATCGCCGACAAGGCCGTCCGGTGAGTAGCCGATCTGCACGCCCTGGTCGTCGCGGACGATGAAGCCGACCTCGGTGACGGGCGCGTAGGTCTTGCTGTAGAGGTCGCGGGCCAGCACCTCGTCGAAGCGGCCGCGCATCATGTCGTC